GAACGTCCAGTCTATGCAATACTACGATCAAGTCAGCGTTGCACAGACCGATGAGTTCGATACGGTCACATACAACATGTCCCGTGTCGTAGGTACTCTGATTATTTCGGACCAAGAAGAGGATGAGAACGTTGGCAAATCGGCCATCTTCAAAATCCTTAAGGGCAAGATCATGGCCCTTGACGAGTCGATCAGTCGGCAGTTCAGCACGTATCATACGAGCTTGGGCACAGGAACCGACCCGAACGGCTTGCCGAACTTGATCCCTGACGATCCGACTTCTGGCTCGGTTGGTGGCATCAGCATGGCTACCGAGCCGCAATGGCGCACGTCAAGCTACAACTTCGCTGGTACGCTCACGCCTGAGAACATCGAAGAAGCCTTCGATGACATTATCGAGTTGGACCTGTCTCGCACTGAGGCTAGTGACGGCAAGGCCAGTTCGAAGCCTAGCGTGATCTTCGCAGGACGCAATATCTATCGCATGCACAAGGCCGCTGCGAGAGACAAGCAACACATCGCACTTGATGCCACGGGCACAGGTAAGAAGCTCGTGAACCTGGGCATCGTGGGCACCACGCACAATGGCGTGCCGCTCTTGTTCGATGAGAAGCTACCAGCGAACAAGGCGTACTTCGTCAACGACAAGTTCATGTCCCTGCACATTCTGAAGAATTGCAACATGCGGGTGAAGAAGCTCATCGCCCCGTGGAGCATGGACGCAACTGGTCGTCGCGTGGTCTGGGAAGGGCAACTCTGCTCGTGGCGGCAATACCGCACACATGCAGTGCTGCTCAACGATTAGGAGGGTCACATGCAGCTAGGATCAGTTAGTGGCGCGAGATTGGCCTTCGTGGTCATTCCACTCAAAGGCGAAGTATCGCGTGAAGTCTGCATCATGCAAGAGAAGCATGTAGGCAAGCTCAAGGATGGTTCCCCACGAATTGTCCACGAGTTGAAAAAGGAAATGCGGAAAGAACCGGCGGGGTTCATGGTTTACTTCCCGCGCGGGCATGCGATCCGTGTTAGAACTCAGGAAGACCTTCGGGCCTATGGTTTAGACCGTAAGCCGAACATCATCAGCATGGAAGGGCTTCATGACCCGAATAGTGCCATTGGCCGCCTTTTGATGGATCAAGATCAAAAGGGACGCGATGGTGCCTATGCGGATTTGCAGCAACAGGTCATTGCACTTGCCACTCGCAAGACTGGCGCTGTGTTGATGCCTGAACAGATCACAAAGGTGCAGCATGTTTAGAGAGAGAGAAGCCTTCCATGTTGGGGTCCGTAACTACGTCCCTGGCATGCAATACTGTTCTGAGCTAGTTCATGGTCAGCCGACTGCATTCTCGCTCGGTGCGCCGTCACTTGGAGTGCAGAACTCAATCAGTGCTGTGCTTGACGCTGATGGTATTGCTGGTACAGAAACCGTACTGGTATACACTTCAGACGCGCCTTATGGCCGTGCGTTGGTCATGACTGCAAACGGTGATCCGACCAATAGTCCTGTGTATGATGTTTACGGATGGGATTATCTCGGTCAGAAGATGGTAGAGCGGTTTACACTTGCTGGTGGTGGCGTCGTTGCCGTTCAAGGCAAGAAGGCGTTTTACCGTCTTGAGAAGTGGAAAGTTGTGACTCCTTCGACTGCCGCGACTACTGTAGATCTTGGGCCGAACCAAATACTCGGCCTGCCATACAAGGGCTTCATCGATTGGGCCAAAGAAGATGGCGTGCCAATCGCGGCCCTTGCCGGTATCACGCTCGCTGCGCCGGTCCTGACCGATCCGGCTACGGCTATCACAGGCGATCCTCGCGGTACTTACCTTGGCGCACTCACACTCAATGGTGTTAAGGAAATCATCATTGGCTTGCAGGGTGATCCTTGGGTCAACGCTGCGGGCAATGGTGGATTACACGGTATTCAGCACTACGCTCCATAGTGTGTGACTCACATGGCGACACTTGCACGTATCATTGAGCGAGCACAGGGCGTAATCGGTGAAGTAGCCGGTCCTGGCGTGCAAGTGCATGCTGAAGACCGTATGTTGAACGACGCGGTTTCGGCGTTCAACATGGTCTTTATCAAGATCGCATGGCCTCAGTATACCCAGTGGAGCCGTCACGAACTAGACGGCACCACTGGGCAATTTACTGGGGCTACGAATTTGAGTAACGTTAAGGACTTCACGGATATACTCCGTGTAGTCCGCGACGGTGAAGAGAAGCCGATCAGTATCCTACCGAGTAGCCTGAACCCGTATTCGTTAGGGGTTGGTACAAGGCCGTCATTTTGGACTGGTCTTGCTGCAACAAACGCGAATTACGCCACGAAGAAATTGCAGTTCTACCCAATCACGGCCACAGGCTTTGTGAACGTACGTGCGCGGGTGTATCCGAGCATGGACCCACTTACGCCCGCAGACGAAGTTCACCTAGACGAGGACATGCTTGTGTTCGCCACTGCCTTTTTCACATTGGCGTTCGAAGACTTAAACGTAGGCGCGGCAGATACATGCAAGGCTTTGTTCGAAGGCCGGTACAAGGACATTCTAGCTTCGCTCGCAGGGCATCTATCGAGCCTTGGCTCTGGCGCAGCACCGATGAATGATTGGACGCAAGTTCCATGAGTACAACCCTTCTGAAGCAGATCAAGCTGCCTAAGAAGAATAAGCTACAGGCCGTCACGTTCCGTGGCTTCGGCGGTGGTTGGAACACAGTCCATGACGACATTAGCATGGACCCGCGCTTTCTGGTCACGGCAAAGAATGTAGTCAGAACGGCCTCTGGCGCGTCTCGTGTCCGGTTCGGTTCTCAATGGTACGCAGACGTAGCAGGCACGGCTACAGGCACTATCATAGACATGGAGTACTTCAACGGTCGTTTAATTTGTGTTATGTCTACCGGACAGATCGTGTCCGTGGATCATCCAATAGCGACCAAGACTTTGATTTGGTCCTCGGCTATTGCAACCTTGCTCCCAGGAGCGCCGTCCGGTTGGACAAACGGCGTTACTCAGGTAGACTTCGTACCATTTCGTGATCAGTTGATCATACACAACGGCGTGGATAAGCCGATCATTATTAGCAACACCTTTGCAGTCACGTATTTGCAAGACCTTGGCTCAGGTTCGAACATTAACACGCCAATTGGCAAGTACGGTTGCACGGTCAGTAACTACCACTGCGTCGCAGGTATCACAGGTGCGCCCACTGAAATCTATGTGAGTCACACAGGTACGGCAGGCACATTCCCTGGCGATGCCGCACCAAATGATGCGATTAACATCGACGTAGGTGCGTATGCTCCTGAAGGCGCGATTGGTATTCGTGGTATCGCAGGTTTTAGAACGAACCTCATTGTGTTCTTTCAATCACAATCGCTTGTGATAACACTAGGAGAGTTCGATGCTGATGGCAATCATAAGCCCAAGTTTCCCGATACTCTTCCGCAGTTTGGTCTTCTTGGTCACCGTTGTATATCTAAGCTGTCTCACGACCTTGTTTTTAACGGGCTATTTGGCACTAGTTCTGCTAAGCGTAATCTCTTTTCTGGCCTTTATGACAGTAAGCATCTTAACGAGCATATCGAGAACATTTACCGGCGGCGGGTAAGTTTGTTAACGGATGAACAGCAGCAGATCAATGCATTTTCAATCTATGATGGTGCTGAGCACACGGCCACTATGTACATGCCTGATGGCTTCGCATTCACGTATTCATTTAGTGAAGAACTACGCTACCGTGGATGGTCATACTATGAAGATCAACAGTGGACTTGTGCCGCTCCTACGTTCCTTGGCCGTGTCTTCTTTGGTACTGGTACTCGTATATACCAAAAAGGTAATGCGATCCATATCGGGGAAGATTATGCCGCAGACAAGATATTGGATCGTGATGGAACATGGGCGAATAATACTGCATATGTGACAGGGGCGTTGATCATCGATCCGGTGGATGAACTGCCGTATGAATGCCTAATTGCACATACCAGCGCCGCGTTTGGTTCGTTTGAAGCTGATCGTGAAGCACGGCCTACATACTGGGAATTGTACGAAGGTAGAGGCATCGATTTCGATATTGAAATGCCGTGGGTTGATGGCCGCGATCCGATGAATGTGAAACAACTCAGGTTCGGCACGGTTGGATCAAAGGGCACTGCGGAGTTTCAGCTTCGGGTGTACGTGGACAATCTGTACAAGGACGAAGACGGTGTTGAGATTTACGATCCAGCAGTTACACTGGACCTGATCGGCAATGACGCACCCGGTTATGGAGCGGATGCAGGCCCTATGGGTGGTGGCAGGCCATCGAACGATCCGCGTTTGTATTCGATCCCATGCAAGTTCAAGCAGATCAAGTTTCGGTACATTGGTAGTGTGAGAAAACCGTTGCTCATTGCGAGCCAGAGCTACTTGTTCTCAAAAGGGAAGTTCCGGCGATGACACAATTCACCACTCGGTTTAAGTTCCCTGTACCTGACTTCAACACGAAGCCTTGGCAATCGAACCTATTGAGTTGTTTCCAGCGTATTGATGAAACGATTTTCCAGGGCTTGCTATCAGGAGGCTCAGTCGGCTGGACTAATGCGACTGCGTTCACGGCTGGCATTACAGCGGTTGATACAGTTAGCGGCACGTTCTGGATTTGCTTGATTAGCCATACTAGCGCGGTGGGTGGTACATTCGCAGATGATCGCACAGCAAACCCGACCTACTGGGGTTCGTCCTCGGTAGCTCCTGAGAACAGAGGCGCATGGACAACTGCCACTGCATATGTGAATACGGACTATGTGACCAATGCGAGCGGCTTCTATTGCTGCCTTGTGACTCACACATCAGGTGTGTTCGCGGATGACCTCGCTGCGGGTTACTGGACCGTGCTTATTGACTTAGGCTCACTTATCGCAAGTATTGAAAATTCAGTCGAAGGCATTGAAGAGTTCCTGATAATTTACCTCGGAGTGCAGGCCGCTGATCCGACATTGGACAATGACGGTAACGCGCTTGTTGATGGTGCGATGTACTTCAACTCGGTCACTGACGTTCTCAAGATTTACACAATTGCAGGCGGTTGGGTCGCGATCACGACAAGCGCG